GCGAACGATGCAATTAACAGGCAAATCGAACTGGGCGAAGCTGCCGTTGCTATTCCTGATCCTGAGCGTGACGAGCGGCTGCGCGACCGTTTCGACCGTTCCCGTAAATAGCTATTGCGCTATCGCCAAACCCATTACCTACGACGCTACGCAAGACACGCCTGAAACGGTAGCTGAAGTCGAAGCACACAACAGCCGCTTTATTTGTCTGTGCGAACAAGACTGTCCCGCCACCGCTCCAGATACCAAATAGCTTTGCGTACCTCTTGACCGACCGCGTCCTTGCGTCCAGCACGACTGACATATTTCAGGGCGTTGCCGCGGCAGTAACCGGCAAACTCTTCTGGCGATAGCTTGGCTTGAATGTAATCGATAGCTTCTATCCCGCCCGCCTTGTAATGGTCAGGGTTGACCGCGTCCTTGAACGCCATCGCTTCTGCCCACGACCCAGCATCGCTCTTGTCATCTATCATTTCTTCAGCCCTTTCAAAAGTTCGACGCGCTCCCGCGCCGTCCGCATCGCAGAGTAACGCTGGTGCAGCCGCCGGGCGATGGCCGGTCGTTTGTGCGTCTTCAGTTCCGCGTCCAGCGCGTCCTTTAGCTGCTCTTCCGTAAGGTCGGACAGCACCGCGATCATCGACCGCCAGTTTAGTTTACTCATTTTTCAATTCCTCTAAGGCTATGTCGGACACCGCACGCTTGTCGTGCAGCGCCGCCCATATACGTTCGTCAATACTTTTTTCAGTCAGCATCACATAGACCCACACGTCCTTCGTCTGGCCGCTGCGGTGCAGGCGCCCGACCGTCTGCTCGTACAGTTCCAGCGACCAAGGCAGCGACAGGAACACCATGTGGCATCCGCCATGCTGTAGGTTCAGGCCGTGGCCTGCCGACTTAGGGTGGGCCAACAGCAATTCGACCTGCCCTGCGTTCCAGTGTTCGATGACGTTGTCGTCGTCCATTGTCTTTGCGTGCGGGAAGCGGCGCTTCAGTTCCGCCAACTCTTCCTGATAGGTGTAGGCGACGATGGTATTCGCACGCTGGTTCTCCGCCAGCAGTTCTTCCAGCCGATCAAACTTGTGGCTGCTGAACCAGATAGACGGCGTGCCAGCGTCGCGGTTGTAGACAAAGCCTGACGCCATCTGTTGCAGCTTGGTTGTCACCGACGCGGCGTTCTGCGCTACGATCTGGTCGTCGCCAAAACGTGTTACATAATGACGCTTCATTTCATCATATGGCTTACGATCTGTTAACGGAACCCGCACTTCGTTAACATGACAGGGCGGCAGCTTGTCCTTATACTCGCCCGGCTCCAGCACGAACGTCGCAGGGCGGATGCGCTGCATGACTTGCTCTAGCGCGCCGGCTGCGGGAACCCACTGGCCGAAGTCGCGGTTGGTGCATATGAAATACTGCTGCATGAACGCACCCTTGGCACGGCCCAGCAGCGTCTGGTCAATGATCTTGCACTGGCCGAAGACATCCTCCAGCCCGTTCGACGTGAACGATCCGGTCAAACCCCAGCGCACCTTGACGTTAGCCAACAGCTTGTCCAGCGCCTTGAAGCGTTTGCCGCTAGGGTTCTTCAGTCGCGTCAGTTCGTCGAACACAATTCCGTCAAAGCTGGATAAATCCTCTAGCTTATCCAGATTGTCGTAGTTAATAACGACAACACTGGCATCACTTCGTAACGCATCCACCCTTTGCGCTGGTGTGCCGACAGCCAGCGCCGGAGTGATGCCAGACCACTTCGGTGCTTCCACCGGCCACACATCCGTACAGACGCGCTTCGGCGCTACCACCAGCCAGCGTTTGACATGGCCGTCGCGCAGCATTTCATCCATCGCCGTCAGGGTAATGGCCGTCTTGCCCGCGCCGACAGGCGCAAGGATCATGGCGCGGTCACGCTCGTACAGAAACGACGCAGCCTCTTGCTGGTACGGCCTTAGCTGAAGCGTTTGAGCCATGCGTCCACATCCTCTTTAGACCACAAGCACGCGTAGTGCTGCTTGGTGTGCGTCATCTCATCAGAAAAGATACGCTGCAACGCAGACAGCCTGCCGTTAGGCTGCTTCAGTTCTACGAACCAAGCCTCACCGTTAGGCATACAGGCGATGCGGTCGGCGACGCCGATCTGCGTAATGCTGCGGAACTTATAGGCAAAACCGCCCGCTGCCCGCACACGTTTACAGAAATACCGCTCTATTTCTTTCTCAGTCATGCAAAAAGGCTACTACAAAATTTTTTGCATTTCAAGGGTTGCATCAAATTTTGTTGTATGTATTATGGCCGCTCAAACAGTAAAGGAAGGTTCAGTATGCAGCATAGTAAGATAGTCGGCGGTTCGACCGCCAAACGCGTCATCGCCTGCCCCGGCAGCGTTGCGCTGGTGGATAGCGTTCCGCCAAAGCCCAGCAGCAGCTACGCCGACGAAGGCACGCTCCTGCACGACACTATAGCATCTATATTAGAGCGTGACCTTGACCCGTACAGCATGGTCGGCACGACTTACGAGAAGACCGTGCTGACTGAAGCACTCTGGACGAGATAGACCCCAAGGGGGAGATGGAATATGCGGTTGAAAGCCGGGTTGGTTTTGGTGATTTTCTGCCTGACGTTTTTGGTTCTACCGATCTTCTTGGTCGCATTGGTGATAGAGCGGTCGTTCTGGATTGGAAGTTTGGCGATGGCGTGGCTGTCGAAGTCGAGGAGAACAGCCAGCTACTCTTCTACGCTGCGGCGGCTAAACGCACGGCGGATACGGCTTGGGCTTTCAAAGGCGCAAAAGAAGTCGAACTGATTATTGTGCAGCCGCCCTACGTCAAGCGTTGGGTGACAGACCTTGCCCGCGTTGATGCGTTCGAGAAAGAACTTGCCGCTGCCGTTAAGATTGCTGCGCGGCCAGACGCGCCGTTGGCGTCAGGCGACCATTGCAAGTGGTGCGCGGCCAAGCCTATCTGTCCTGTCATGACAGGCGCTGTAGACCGCGCACTGAAAGCCAAGATTGACGCACTGCCGATTGACCAGATTGCACACTATCTGGAGCAGGCGCCGCTGATTGAAGGGTTCATCAAAGACTTGCAGCAGATGGCGCACGGGCTTCTGGAAGAAGGCCATAAAGTCCCCGGCTGGAAGCTGGTCAATAAACGCGCCACAAGACAGTGGACAAATGAGGATAAGGCTGTAGCCTTCCTAACAGGTGTTGGTGTAGAAGCATGGGGCGACCCCAAGCCGCTGTCGCCAGCCCAAGCGGAAAAGGCTTTGAAGAAAGCCAAAATAGAATTGCCAGCGGACTTAGTTGTCGCTGTCTCCACAGGCTCTACCCTTGCGCCGGAAAATGATCCCCGGCCAGCGGTTTTGCAAATCGGGCAAACGCTTACCAAAGCTATGTCTAAAATCCAGTAACAGAAAAGGTACAATACAATGTCGAATATCACAACTTTTGGTGGCGCTGGTTTGCCATCCGTCCAATCTCTCTCTGGTGCGCTGCGCTCCATCCAGTCCGAAGTCGGGCCGGGCGGCACAGTCATCTTGAAGATGGACAAGACAGGCCATTGGGTTTTCGGTGCTGACCAGACCGAAGTAGAAGAAGGCAGCCTGTGGGCAGCCAATCCGTTCTCGTTCGTTCACGGCTATATTGCGTGGGGTAACGGCGAAGTGCTGGCTGAGAAGCTGGTTCCGGTGTCAGAGCCGCTGCCAGAGTTAGAACCAGCGCCATCAGGCGCAACGCGCGGATGGGAAATGCAGGTCGGCATGATGCTGGTTTGCACGAACGGTGAAGACAAGGATATGCAGGCGCGCTTCACGGCTACATCAGTCGGCGGCAAGCGTGCAGTGCAGGCGTTGGCCGTTGCCATCGCCGATCAGGTGGACAAGGACCAGACTAAGCCTGTGCCATTGCTCACACTGACGTCTGAGCATTACCAGCACAAGACCTATGGGCGCATTTATACGCCTATCTTTAATATTACCGATTGGGTGTCGATGGACACCGCATCGGCTAAAGAAGCAGATGACGCGGAGTTGGAAGTCGCCGCTGAAGCTGAAGCCGCTGATGGTGCGCGTCGTCGTCGTCGCGTAGTATAACAGGGTGCGAAAGCCGGGGCGCGCCACCGCGCTCCGGCAAGTAGCGGAAGAGTGAGAACTTCTATGTCTAAATTATGGTGCGATTTCGAAACACGGAGCCGTTGCGACCTTCGCAGCCGCGGCGTGTACAATTACGCGCAGGACGCCAGCACCGACGTGCTATGTATGTCATACGCATTTGATGACGAAGACGTGCGGACGTGGCTCCCCAGTGAGCCTTTCCCGCAAGCCGTCAAAGACCACAAGGGGCTAGTGTACGCGCACAACGCAGCGTTCGAGCGCCTGATATTCTGGTATGTCCTTCAGGTCGATTTCAAGCTGGAGCAGTTCTACTGCACCGCAGCGCAGGCCCGCGCCAACTGTGCGCCGGGCAGCCTTGAGGATGTGGGCCGCTTCGCTGGCGCCACCATGAAGAAAGACCACCGCGGCGGTCAACTGATCCGCCTGTTGTCCATCCCGCAGTCAGACGGCGCATTTCGTGAAGACGCGACGCTGATGCAGGAGATGGTCGATTATTGCGAACAGGACGTGCGGGCCATGCGCGCTATCGCGCAGGCGCAGCGTCCGCTGTCGGCTGATGAGTTGGCTGATTATCACACCCGCTGGCGCTGGCGGCTGTGCGCTACGCTGAAACTGAACTGGCAGAGATACAATCCATCGTCGCAGAGGTGACGCAGGGCGAGATAACATCCGTCCGCAGCCCCAAGATGAAGAAGTGGGTGCTGGACCGTGTAGGGCCGCAGGCCGTAGCCGTGGCGACCGTGATGAAGGACGGCGTCGAGAAGCTGTCCATTGACAAGAACGTGCGCGCCAACTTACTCGTGCTGGCAGAGGAGAACCCAGATGAAGTGCCATCGGAAGTCGCGGAAGTCATCCAGTGCGCGGACGATCTGTGGGCATCGTCCGTTGCAAAGGATTTTCGCGTTAGAGGAGCGTTCGTATTTGCTGGAGGCAGTGCTACTGGACGCGCTTCATCGTTTGGGCTTCAGGTCCACAATTTCCCCCGCAAGTGCGCCGCCGACCCTGCATTAGTGCGGCAGGCTATGGTGCGCGGGCATCAGATTGTTCCTGAGTATGGCCGCCGCGTGACGGACGTGCTGAAAGGGATGCTACGCCCTGCGCTGATGGCCGACACAGGCAAGCGGCTGGTCGTCGCCGATTGGGCCGCCATCGAAGCGCGGGTGACGCCGTGGGCGTCCAACAGCATCTTCGGCGCGAACAAGCTGGACATCTTTGCCAAGGGTGAGGATGTCTACAAGCACAACGCTATGGCGACCTTTCATGTCGGCTATGACGACGTTGATAAAGACCAGCGCCAGATCGGTAAGGTGCAAGAGTTGGCGTGCGGTTTCGCCGGCGGTGTCGGTGCGTTCGCCAGCATGGGCCGCATCTACGGCCTGATGATGTCAGAGAGCGACGCGAAGCGCATGGTGGACGCATGGCGCAGGGCTAACAAGTGGGCCGTGCCTTACTGGTCGGGCCTTGAGGAAACCTATATGCGCGCCATGCGGAACAAGGGCCGCGAGTTTACCATCGGGCGCGTCACATATTTATTTGACGGACTGCATCTTTGGTATGCTCTTCCGTCTGGCCGTGTGTTATGTTATCCTTTCGCCCGCTTCGACGAGGAAGGCAATCTAACCTATGCTAAGGCTTCATGGAAGCCAGCCGCAGACGCTAAGGAATGGCCTAGAGCGCGGCTGTGGCGCGGTCTGGCGTGTGAGAACATCACGCAGGCTGTGGCTAACGACTTGCTGCGCTACGCCTTACGGCAGTTGGACGATGTAGTGCTGCACATCCACGATGAAATCGTCTTGGAAGTGCCAGAAGATGAAGCCGAAGCCGCCGCCGCGCGGCTGGTGCAGATTATGTGTGAGCCGCCACCTTGGGCGTCGGGTTTACCCCTGAATGCAGAAGTGGCAATTATGAGTAGGTATGGCAAGTAAAGGATCAAGCGATGAGTGAGGATCGCACGAAATTCATAGAGTATATAACGGGATTGGCGACGGACAATGTGGGCGAGACTGCCCTTGTTGTGCGTCAGAAGCCGCAGCACGACAGCGACGGCAATATGATATTCCACGCAGACGGCGCGCCGAAGGCGACCTTCCCTGCGTTCCTGCCAGAAAAGACCCGCATGAAAGAAGGCGAGGCATGGTATGTCAACACAGGCTCGTTCATTGTTGACCGCTTTGTAGACGGCAAGCCAGCCGCCAAGTCCAGCAACGTCGAGTATGTGCTGTTCATGATGCTGGACGACGTTGGCACGAAGTCGAAAGAGCCGCCGCTTGCGCCGACATGGGTGCTGGAGACCAGCGAAGGGTCGTTTCAGTGGGGCTACGCGTTCAGCGAACAGCCACGCAAGGGCGACTTCTGCGCGGCCATCAAGGCGATTGCGGATGCGGGCTACACTGATCCCGGCGCGACTAACGCTGTTCGCAACTGCCGTATCCCCGGCAGCGTCAACCTGAAGCAGGGCCGCAACAACTTTCCCGCGCGGCTGGTATCGTTCGACCCTGACCGCGAGTATACGCTAGAGCAGATTTGCACCGCGCTGGACGTTACGCCAGAGGAAGGCGACACAGCCGAATATAAAGCGGTGCAGTTGCGCGACACTGGCCTTGACAACGTCCTGACATGGCTTGCCGAAAAGAACTTAGTCCTAAGCACGCCCAACAATGACGGCTGGTGCGGCATCGTCTGCCCTAACCATGACCAGCACAGCGACGGCATGATTGAGGCGCGCTATAAGCCGCTGGATCGTTCGTTCTGCTGCTATCATGGGCACTGCCAAGACCTAGACAGCCGCACCTTTCTTGATTGGGTAGCCAATGAAGGCGGCCCGAAGGTAACGCCCGGATTGCGTGACGAACTAATCGCAGAGCGTCTGGCGTCGATGTATGAGAAAATCGCACCGAACGACGCTTTTCCTGATGAAGCCGCAGCGCGTGTGCGTGAAGTCGAAAAGAAAGAAGCAGGACGGCTGGAACAAAGCGAGTGGTTCGAGCGTTTCGCCTATATACAGTCCGATGACTGCTATTTTGACATGGTGACGCGCCAAGAGATAGCCCGCAACGTCTTCAACGCCCTGTTCCGTCACGTTGACTGCAAATCCCTGCACGGCAAGAAACCGCGCATTTCGGCGTCTTATTATTATGATGAGCGCCGTCAGGATCGCGGCGCGCCTGCGCTAACAGCCGTGACGTTCGCCGCTGGCGATGACACCTTGGTGACGCGTGACGGCTTAGTCTACGGCAACCGCTGGGTTGACGGACGCCCTGACGTGTCGGACAGCGACAAGATTGCAGACCATGACGTTGAGCCGTGGCTCCAGCATTGCCGCGATCTGGTGGCGGATGACGAGGAGTTAGACCACATCCTTGACGCTATGGCGTTTAAGATACAGCATCCTAACGTCAAGATAAACCATGCCATCCTGATTGGCGGCGATGAAGGCGTCGGCAAGGACAGTATGTTCCAGCCGTTCCTGTGGGCGCTGGGCGGTCAACACTGGCGCAACAGGTCAGTCATTGAGGCGGGCGGCTTGGACAGCCAGTGGGGCTACGCGCTTGAAGCTGAAGTTGTCATCCTAAACGAATTAAAAGAACCAGAGGCGCGGGAGCGCAGGGCTATGGCTAACAAGCTGAAACCGCTCATCGCTGCACCACCTGAAACGCTGACAGTCAACCGCAAGGGTATGCACCCCTATGAGTTGGTCAACCGCCTGATGGTGATTGCTTACACGAACGATCCGCTGCCGATCACGCTGCCGACACAGGACAGGCGTTGGTTCTGCGTGTGGACGCACGCGCCGCGTATGTCAGCCACCGCAGCGAACAAGCTATGGGCGTGGTATAAGAACGGCGGCTATGAGAAGTGCGCCGCATGGCTGTGGCAGCGCGACGTGTCGCGGTTCAATCCTGCCGCTGCGCCGCCTGTCACCGAATGGAAGCTCAACATGGTCGAGCATGGCATGAGTGTAGCCGAGAGCTACCTTGTGGACATGATGCGCGAGAAGGCGGGCGTGTTTGCCAATGGCGTCATCGGTGGGCAAAGAGGCTGGCTGGGTTGACATGGGGCGCATCGCTTGCGTTGACCACCCAACTAAGAAACACATCTTTGCCGCGCCTGACGTGAAGAAACGGAACAAGTCCGACTTGCGCCGCTTGGCGGAAGACTTGCCTAAATCCAGCATCATGCCAAACATAGGCAAGAATTGACAACCATTTGGTTGCAATGGTATATGTTTAGGGTCGGCTATGCTCCGCTGACCTGATTAAACCCCCGGCGTCCTCACTCCGCCGGGGGTTTTTTATTGTGCGTCACCGCAGCCGTGTCACTGTCAGCGTCTTACCCTTGGATCGCGTCATATAGAAGCGATCCGTTCGCTCGTTTTGATTGTGCGCTGAACGGCGCAGGATGTCTTTGTCGCGTTCGGTTGGTGTGTCGAACACGCGAACCTCGCCAACAGCCATTACGTTTATGCCGTGCTTAGATTTGCGTGTGTCAGAACCGAATGTCATCAATATTCCAATCGTAAATGTCCCACCCGAAGTTATCGAACAGGAACTGGCGCAGGGTCATTTGTCAGTGTCCTTTCACACGTTTTGCAGATTTCGCCTTCCGTCCGCCTAAACAGGCGGCAGCGCGGGCATTTGTCGCCTGTGGCGGGGAACCACATCGCAGCAACGCGTGGCAGTTCCGGATCGTCCCGTTCGGCCTCATGCGCTGCGGGCGGAAACTTGTCGCCCATGACGATGCACACGCCTTCAATGCCGCTGGTCTTGCACATTGCAGCCATGTCGGAATTGCGGGTAAACAGCCCCGCCGTGGTCGGGTCGTCGGTATACAGCATGATGCTGCTATCTTCCTGTTCCGTCACACGCCCTAAGCGGCGTTGTTCTTCGCCAGCCAACAGCGCAGCGCGTCTAGCTAGGCGCATGACTGCGCCCCATTCGCTTATGCTGGTCATTGGCTTAACACCTCCGTAATTATTCGCGTTGTGCGCTTTGGTATTGGGTGTCGCCACGCTTCGAAAGTATAGTCTTCTGGCGTATCTTTAACCCGCAGCGTATTGGCTACAAGTTCATCATGCGTCGGGTGCATCTTCAAGATGTCGTCTGATGTGAAATCATACTTTGCATAAGCTTTAAGTGCTTTAGACAAATCCTTGTAAATCATGCCGACCGGCGAACCATCAGGCATATACCAGAAAGCATCAAAACTGATGGCGGTATCAAGCATAAACTTGTTAAGTTCTTCCGTGCCGTCGGGCGGCAATATGGATGTGGTATACCACCGCATAATGTCTTTCTTGGTTGTCATTAACCTAACCTCGTTATGAAGGTGACACCCTCAACAGTGCGGCACTTGAACGTCTTGCCGTTCCTGATGCCGTATTGCGAGACGTTGCGGCTGGTGCGCTTGGCATCGCCGCGCTTGGCGGCTGGCATAGTGCCAACTTCGCCGACATCTAGCGTTCCCATTGGGTAAAACATCGGGCGGCTCATTTCAGCAGCCCCCGTGCTACGCAGGCTTGACGCAGATGCTCCGGCCTAAACCCCCAGACCTTATAGACGTTGCCGTAGGTCTGGCAGATTAGCGACATATGCCGCTCATGGGCCTGCATTTCAGCCTTGAGCCGTTCGTGCTTCTTAAATGCGCGGGCGGCTACTCGTAGCAGGTCAAGCTGGGCGTCAATGCCTTTTTCGTCATCATCGGCGGATGGGTCGATAACTTTAATTTCAAACATGGTTCGGTGTCCTTTACATTTCTATGGTTGTGGTGGGCTTAGGCCGGCGGTCGTTCAGTCGTGCCAGCCAATAGGCTTGCTCAGGGCCGTGTGTGCGCTTGGCATGATATTTGAACAACGCCCTAGCTAGGTCGTCATATCCCTGTTGCTTGTGCGTCACGATCAGCGGAGACGGGGCCATTGGCTTGAGGTTGGGCCGATAGTCGCGTTGCCCTATGCAGGCGGTCTCTATGTCGCGCAGCGTCAGGTTGAGGTTCCGTTCCCTGTTGATGTATTGCATAACCGCCGACTTGTCGGTGATGTAGCTGCACAGTTGCCGTATTTTGGCGCGTAGGTTCCTATCCATTGCGCTTGACCTTTTTGACATAGCGGCCCGTCAATGGATCGCGCAAGATTGCGTTGCGTTTCCAGTAAAGCAGTTCTTCGGCTGTCATTGTCCACATGGCTTTCCATTGGTCGCGGTCTTTGCGCGTCTTATGGAGGGCATATAAAGCGGAAAGTTGCGCCAGTAGAAGGCCAAGGATGGCTAGTTGGTATTGGTTCATTGGTTAATCCTCCAATAGTAATGTGAGTAGGAACAGGGCGGCTCCAGCGAGTAACGCTGTCATTCGGCCATATCGTCCAGCAGGGCGTTATTTTCGGCCACTAGGCGGTCATATAATATCTGTAACGCTTCTAGCTCTTCCTGTGCGTCTGTGAGCGTCTCCAGACGTTCGCCTAGCACTAGGGCCAAGTCATTGTCGCAATAGCGCGCAGCGTCAGCCAGTGCGGTATCGGATAGCATTCTGAAATAGGTTCGGTCGTGTGTCATGCCATTTTCTCCCAGTCTTCGCGGTCAACCTTTATCCAGACGCAATCGTCAAACTCTTGCATAACCTCGGCGCTTTCCAGCATCCCTTTCATCGCCAAGATTGCCGTTAGGTTCTCAACGCTGTCATCGTATAGTTCGCCTTCATTGTTCACGGCGTTACCCATTAGGACGCATTTGTTGCTTTGGAGTAACTCGCGGACAGTTCTAAAAATATCGTTCATGGTTCAGTTTCCTTTCGTTTATGTGAAGCGAGCGATTTTGTCGCGCTGCTCAATCAGAAATTCGGACAAGGTCGAAAACTCTGCAAAGTCGGTCAATGCAATGTTGTCCGCTTCGCCGCTGTCGATTAGGTCGCACAGGTCGAAAAAGATTTCTTGCAATGTTGTTTGGTTTGCTTCGGTCATGGTCACACCGCTCCCCGTTTTGCTGTCGGCCTCATAATAGAATGTCATGGTTCAGTTTCCTTTCAATGTGTGAATGATTGACCATATCGCCAGCGCGCCAGCGCCAGCGAATAGGGATAGGGCGGCGATATGGGCGATCATGCGTCCTCACCTACGGGTGTGTGATGTTCTGCCAATGCGTCCCAATCGACAGCGTTAAGGTCGAGCATATCCCAGATGAAACCGGCTGTGGTGCTATCGCGTCCGATCAGATCGTAAACATACTCTTCGACCATATCGCGGCAATAGTCGGCTGTGATATCGTCGCCCTCTTCTGCCATTTCAGCCCATCCGTCATTGAACCAAAGCCCAACTGTCCACGTCGCTGCGTTACGCCATCCGTTGCAAGTATTGTCTGTCATAGTTTCTCACTCCTATAATTGGCACTAGCGCCATGAACGCCGCGCGACCGTTAGCTGCGCGGCTAACATGGTGTTAGGTTTTCTTTAGTTTGTTGCGCCAAAAGTCGCGCTCTCCACGCAACATCTGACCGACTGGTGATTGTGCGTCGAATGTCCGCGCTGTGCGCTTGATGTTGTCGAGATGCGCTTGTGCAAGGGCTGGCAATTCGGCATCGGCCATGCCTTGCGCCTTCCATGCCTTCCACATGGAGACGCCCTCGCTAATGCCTTCGATGTAATATTGTGAAACTGTCTGTGTCATGTCGCTCACTCCTCAATGTCCATGCAGCGGTAATCGAGTATCTCAACCAGCTTGCCTTTATCGCCACGGATGGCGACACTTAACGTGCCGGCGCGATTAAGCGCCTCGATTGCGAATTGACGCGCAATCTTGATGTCCGTGCCAAGATGAAAGCCATGTGGCTTGACGCCCTCCGCTGTTTCGATGTCCATTGTGTATGTCATGCCATTTGCCCTCCGCTTAACTGGTGGCGGATGTCGTCGATAGTTTCGGCATAAAAACCTATGCCTAACTTCGGCAGCACGTTAACGTCGTATTCGTCCACAAGGCGGGCAGCATACGCGCGGCCCGGTGTGTCTATGCAAGTGCGGCGGATAGTCCAACGGCGGTCTGCGATGTCGATATAGTCAATCATGTTGTGTTGATCCTATTGATTGATGTTAAGCGCGTGGCTCAATTTGCATCACGCGTCCGCATGATGTGAAGAAGTCAGCGCAATGTTGATTGAGCGGATCACGTTCAAGGTCGATGATCGTGAACAGCTTGTGCGCCAGTGCGATTGCGTCAGCCAAGCTGTCAGCGTTAGCCAATACGTTTTTGCGTGTATTAGGATAAAGTCCGCTAGTTTCGATAATGTTGTATGTCATATCAATTTCCTCACTGTTGATGCCCTCTTATCTACCCTCTTTGTCATAGTGTCAACAACAAAATGTGTTGCACTAAAAAAGTTATCCACAGATATTTCTGGGCAATTTCTGGGTCATTTGGCGTGAAAAATAGCCCAACAAATGACCCAGAAAGTTGCCTAGTTTTTGCGCGGGTGAAATGTTGGGTAATTGTTGGGCAATCGACATGGGCGAAATAGTCATTTGTTGGGCTATGATTTCGGCCTAAATTGCCTAGCGAAAAGTCACGGATTTCTGCGTGTCAGCGCGGAAACTGGGCGTTCTGGGTAATGGATTGTTATACTTTCTAAGGATGACTTGTAATCCGATGACCCAGAACGCCTAGTTTTGTTAACAATTGTAAACTGGCTAGTTTGGCTAGTCACCACTCGCCCACGCAAATTGGCCACGCAGTCATGACCCGCGCAGCCATGACCCAGAACGCCCATGTTGCAGTGCAGCATAGCAGCCGATGTGTTTTTCTTTACGTTGACGTAAACGTAAAGCCAAAAGGCCAACCGAAAATCTACGCGACAGAACAGAACCAGAACGCCGGCTGGCTGGAGGGGGTAGGGGTAGGGCCTTGGGCCGCGTGACTGTCACGGGCACCTATCGCAAACAATTTTTATTTTTTTGCAATCCGGTTTGCAACACACTATAGTACGCCCAATGACTTTTTACTCACTGCCATTCACACCAGAACGGACGCAAGCCACCGAGGCGCGGCTAGAGGCAATCTATGAAGCTGCCCGCTACGGCCTGAAAGGTGACAGCCTTGCTATGGCGGCTGGATTAACCCCGCGGCAGTTCCGCGTGCTGGCCGACGCTGACCCGCTGGTGGAGATGGCTGAGATCAAAGGTCGCAGCGACGGCGAATACACAGCGGCAAAGACGATGTACGAAGCGGCGCGCGATGGCGACAGCAAGGCTGCGCTGGAGATACTCAAGCATCAGCACGGCTGGGTAGCCAAGCAGCAGATCGACGTGAACATTGACCAGCAGATCAGCATTACAGGCGCGCTCGAAAAGGCACAGCAGCGCGTCATCGAAGGGACGTATCTTGAGATACCCCAGCTAGAGGATAACACACCAAATGCAGCAGCCGATTTACAGCGCATCGGAAGAAATGGAATTGATGTCGAGGCTGTGGTCGCCATCGATCAAGGATGACCCACTAGCTTTTGTATTGCTGACATTTCCGTGGGGCGAAAAGGGTACGCCGCTGGAGCATTTCCAAGGACCGCGTAAGTGGCAACGTGAAGTGCTGGGTACGCTGCGCGACCACATCAAGCAGAACAACGGCAAGATAGACTATGACACCATGCGGCTGGCGATTGCGTCAGGACGCGGTATCGGCAAGTCGGCCTTAGTCTCATGGCTGACAATATGGATGCTGTCTACGCGCATCGGCTCGACCACCATCGTGTCGGCAAACTCTGAGGCGCAGTTGCGGTCGGTAACATGGGCAGAGATTACCAAATGGCTGGCGATGTCGCTCAACAGTCACTGGTTCGAGATAGCCGCCACACGCATCATGCCGGCCAAGTGGCTGACGGAACTGGTCGAGCGCGACCTCAAGAAAGGCACGCGTTATTGGTCAGTCGAAGGCCGGCTGTGGTCGGAAGAGAACCCTGACGCGTACGCGGGTGTGCATAACTTCGACGGTGTGCTGCTGATCTTCGACGAAGCCAGCGGTATTCCAGACTCGATCTGGTCGGTGTCTGATGGTTTCTTCACGGAGAACACGCCGCACCGCTTTCATGTCGCCTTTTCCAACCCGCGCCGCAACACGGGCTATTTCTACGAGACGTTCCACAGCAAGCGGGCGTTCTGGCAGACGCGCAACATCGACGCGCGTGAAGTCGAGGGTACAGACAAAAACCTGTACCAGCGCATCATCGACGAATATGGGCCTGACAGCTACCAAGCGCACGTCGAAGTCTTCGGTAAGTTCCCGTCAGAAGGTGATGACCAGTTCATCGGCGTCAATCTGGTAGATGACGCGATGGCACGGCCCAAGTATAAGGACGAAACGGCACCCATCGCTATCGGTGTTGACCCTGCACGCTTTGGTGCTGACGCCACCGTCATCGCTGTGCGGCAGGGCCGCGACCTCATCGCCATCAAGCGGCTGAAAGGCGCGGACACTATGGAAGTGGTAGGGCACGTCATCGAAGCGATAGAGGAATACAAGCCCGCACTGGTCGTCATCGACGAAGGCGGGCTAGGCGCAGGCATTGTAGACCGGCTGAAAGAGCAACGATACAAGAT